CTTGGCTGTCCAAAGCTAGGGAGGGAATTGCACCCTCCTTTAATTCTATTTAGCTATTAGAAGCTGTACTTGACTCCAAGCTTAGTACCATAATCATTTACATCATCAAAGGTTGCAGCTACTTCTCCATATACGGAGAGACGCTCTGTTGCCTGCACAGCACCACCTAGTTTACCAGTCAGTTTAGTTTCTTCTTCACCACCATCAGGTGCAAAGATTGAAGGGCCAGCTTGTACATAGTATGAGCCGATATCATTACCTGATTCATACCCCAAATGGAAATCTGTAACATGACCATTAAAATTAGATCCACTGAATCCAGCATTGTTCTCAATGTTTACATAAGGACCAGCGATTGCAGGTGCAGCGGCAAACAAAGCAGCGGGGAGGATAGCAAAAATTTTCATTGTAATTTAGTTAAAAAAGAATAAGTATGTTTTGTTCTATTACCATGAATGCCCCAGCCTAACCAATGGTAAGCAGCATTCATGTAATAAGGTATTGTTTGATGAGGAGTTTGGAAAGCACTAAGGTCATTCCTAAATTTCATCTCATCTATTAAGTATGCAGTTTGACATTTCAAACCACTTGGATCAGCGTTACGTTTGGCACAGAAAGTACCAAGACCAAGGTAACGATGCTTTGAAGTCCATTGGATTAAACCATAACCTCCACGAAGGCAGCGATCATAAGGTAAGATTGCCCCACCCTCGCAGATATTAGGTTTAAATGTAGACTCTTGATAGATGTTTCCCAGAATGACGGCAAGGGCAGTCCGATCTGTAACACCAGCAGATGTCTGTAGTTGTTCTAGAACGTACTGCTGTTGTACAGTACATTGTGGGCATTCAATCATTTTTTCTTAGCAGTTTTAGCAGAGCGTTTAAAGTTGGCAGCAGTGGGTGCACCAGCACTACCAGGCTTACGCATCTTTTCATTTGAACCTTGCTTGATACGCATCCGTTTAGCATGGATGTTAGCGTATAGACCTTTTTTAGCCATTAGTATTTTTTACCAGCAGGTTTTTTAGTAGTCTTTTTCTTTGCACTAGAAGCAGCCTTTACACCAGCAGCGGTATAGGGGTACTTCTTTCCATTAACCATTGGCATCACCATACTCCAGGGATAATTTGACCAGTTAGTGCATACGCTCCGAGAGCAGCCATAACACCTAGCATAGCTAGGCGTCCGTTTAGTTTTTCTGCTTTGTCGTTATGATTCACAGTGTAGTTTTCGTCAGTGTACATGATGGGTTCCTTAGCAAAGAGGTTTTGTTGTCCGCGCTCGTTGGTGGTAACAGTCATTAGAAAAGAAGGTCAGAGTTTTCAAGTTTACGCATAACGTCAGAACGATATGCTGGATCACTATCATAACGTCTATCATTCATAGCTGCTACGAGTTCTGATTGACTACGGAATGAATTATCAGCAGTAGGTGCTGCAGTACGTCCAGTCAATAGCTGACCTTCTTTACCAACAGCATCTGTGTACTTATTATTCAATGCTTGTACAGCAAAGAAAATAGCTGCAGAATTACCAGCAGCCATTACTGAATCATACATCTCAATCTCTTCTTTAGGCAAAGAATCACCAGCCCAAGTTAGCATATCTTTATAGACAGACTCACCACCAATCATATCAAACAATTGATTAGCTTGTTGTTCTGTTAGTTGGCTGTCAGAGCTTTGTGTTTCTTCCTCTTCTTGTTCTTCAGGTTCAGATTCTTCTTGATCTTTCTCTTCACCTACTTCTGGTTCCTCACGTGGTTCTCCAAGTTTTTTTTGAAGTGCAAGATAAGCTTGTTCAAGAGATTGTGTATCTTGAAACTTACCTGCTAATAGTTGCTGTTGTTCCCCTTCATTAGCCTCAGCAACAGCAAGAGACTCTTGTTCATCAGCATTAAGTTCTGGCTGATCAGCGGGTGCATCATTAAGTGTTAGTGTTTGACTCATTGCATTGGTGGTTGTTGTTCTTGTTGTTGCATCATCTCTGCTGAAGCTTGTTCACGTTTTTGTTCAACAGCAGCTAGTTGTGGTTGTTGTTGTTGAGCCAGCATTTGTTGTTGTTGAGCCATAGCTTGTTGTTGTTCTTGCTGAATTTCTTGCATACTCTTAACAAGATTCAATACATCAATACCAGATGCTGCAGCCAAACGTTTGACAACTTCTTCTGGATTAATAAATTGTTGAATAGCTTCCGGTCCCATTGTTTGAGCAATAACTTGTAAGAATTGACCAAGACTTTCACGGTCCTGACCACGACCAAGTGCATTGATACCAGCAACAATAGTAGGTTTAACAATACCACCTTTTGGTAAACGTGGAATATCACCTGTTTTTTGTGCAACATTCAATTTACGATTAAGATAAGGTACAAGAAACTCAACAGTTAGTAGACTGAATAGTCCACCAAGTTGTCTCTCTAGTTCCATTTGTGTCATACGTACTTCTTCAGCAGTAGTACGTTCTGATTGTCTTACATTAAGAATGAGAAACGCCTCACTTAATCGTTGACTTAAAGTACCTACCATTTGATAGGCAGTCTGAAAGTCAGCCGTTTTACCTACCTGTACAACGCCAATATCATCAGGTCTGCCTGCAATGATTGCTCCGTTACCGGCGGCTGCAAGCGTTGATGGTTTGGTAGTACTGGAGGGTGAAACGGTAAACACGATCTTAGCAGCTGCAGCGCTGCCTTCAACCAGTGCTTGTGACAGAGCTTCAAGTGACTTTAGATCACCAATGAATTCTTCTACTCTACCACGTCCATAGACTTCACCATCTACATGATTAAAGCGTAGCACAAGCCATGGGTTTGCGTCAATAGGTGCCTTACTTATCGACTTAGATAGCACCTGATCATCTACTTCTTGATGCCAAAGCCAACGGTTGTTGTCTCTAATGCAATGTGTGTATACATCACATTCATCATCATGACGTGATGAGTTATCATCAGGTGTGTTAGGTTTTGGTTCCTTGTATTCAGGGTAATTTTTTTTTAGTAGTTTTTTCGAGATTGTTTCTTTTGTTACAATTTCAATAACATTACCGTTACCATCTCTATCTACTACGTATCGGTTTAAAGGATAAAGCTTAAGCCCTTCCTTACCCATAAAGATAAGAGCATTGCCAGCTACTACAAGATGCTTTAGTGCTTGATGAACAACAACACGATCACTAGAGGCTGCAATAGACTCCATAATAGTGCGTTCAATTTTAGCAAACGACAAGTCAAGTTCTGATCTAATTTCTGGTCCTAGTTCTGTTGGCAAGTTAACATCGTTAACCTGTAGCTTAAAGAAGCTGGTTTGTGGAGGTAGCAATGCAAGCATTAATTTACTTGCAAGCGTCACCACACCTTTAGCTCCTTGTGATTGCCACGGCGTTGTAAGTTTTAGCGAGCCTTTAGTATAGGTTTCATCCTCTCGGATAAGGTAAGGTAAAGTTAGATCTGCGGCTTGTCTAGCAGTATTAAGAAACTGGGAACGGTCTGAAGACAATCTGTCGTAACGTGTTTTAGCAGTCATTAGACGTTCAATATATTAGTTGATGTTGCATTACTGGAAAGAGCATTTGAAGTAACAGGATTAATCTGTAGTTTTCTTCGTTTAAAGCCTTGTGTACCACCAGAACGCCGGTCTTGAGCAGCCCCTGCAATTTGTAATGAACCCATTGCACCTGATCTTGCTGCATTTTGTTGCATAGTTTGTTGACTAATTTGCAGTTGCTTTAACTGTTCATTATATTTTTCTTCAAGTTCAGCTTGACGATCAGCTTGCGCCTTTTCGTAATCTGCCATTCTTTGCTCATTAGCAGCTTGTCTATCTTCTTGGATTTTGTCCATTAAGTAGTTATAGCTGTTCGGTTCAAAACTAAAACCTTGCTTACGAGAAGCATCTAGTATTTGCTGATAAGTACGACCCTCCATTGTGGTCCCATCAATTTTTGTTCCAGCCCGTGCTCTCTCAATAGCACCTATACCAGGAGTTTGTGTGAAAGCTCCTTTTACCCAATTGGTAAAAAAAGTCTTATTAGGTTTTGCTGGTAGGTCAGGTGGTCTAATAACTGTCATTAGTTTTCCTCCATATAATTAATAATCCATTCAACAACGCTACGTTGTCCAGACCTGTACATAATCTTTTCCATCGTATCTTCAGGGTTAGGGTTAGTTGGTGGAAATGTTTCTTCTAATGCATGCGTGAGCCCACGGGAGTTCATCCCTAGGACTTCAAGCGTATTGGGGGAGATTGACATTACTATGCTCGAAGAATGCTGGCATCCGTGCTGCTTTAGTTTCGGAAAGCTCAGGGGCTTTACCTTCATACATCAAGCGATCACTAGAATCCAGCCAAAATTTTTTATCCAAATATTTATCGGTAGTATTAATACCTAGGGGTTGCATTACCCAATTGATAGTTGCCTTGCGGAGTTTATCAAGACTAGGGCTGATAGTAAGCCCCAACTCCCGACAAACAATGCTATTGGCAGCAACGTGAATTTGTTCATCTCTGCTTATATCCGCACTGACTGTTCGCATTCCAGCATCACCATTAAAGCGCATGAATGGTAGTAGAACGAAGAAAATTGCACGTTCGGCAACCATTGCTTTGAGGATTGTGTGATCAGGATGCGAAGTCCAAGCTTCCCTGAGCCGAAGAGCTTCCGATTCAGCTTTTTCGTCAACCCCGTAAGCACGGGCCACGAAGCCAAGTGCCAGGTCGTGATTTTCCTCGTCGGTGATATTTGATTCCAATAGCTCCCGCGATAATTTTGGTACGTCGGTATCCAATCCATTACGGATAAAATCTCCCACAGGTAGTTCCATATGTCGCAACGCAAGAGCACGGTGTACCGTCTCTTCCGCCCCTGCCTTGCATAATCCGGCAGTTGTCTGGACTGGTGTCCATTTTCTTTTTCTGTTTAGTAGCTTTTCGTAAGGGTTCATTCTTGACAATCACATGTAATTTCTTCATTTAAAAGCTCCTCTAAATAATTGTCTACTTCTGATTCATCTAATGCAGCATAAGCACTAGATTTATCTTGTGTATCACTCATCACTTGTAGTGAATAATAGAGGCTTGTTTGCGGAGACCTAAGCCACTCTTCCACGAACGCATTGTCGTAGGTCACCATATCACTCCAAGAATTGAAGCTGTAACCATGAAGAAGTCCTGTGCGACTAAGCATTGTCATGATGCCGTCAGCCGTTCTTTTATAATTTTCCCAACCTACTTCTGAAGCAATTTCTACATCGCCATAGTTATATGTTTGTACTCCGAAAGTACCGCTGTCGCGATCAACTGTCTTCGAGATAGGTGGAGCGATTTCTGGTGTGCTAGTATAGCCATCCAAATCCACGCTTCTATAACTGCAACTGGCGGTTGGAGCGATAGCAAAGGCTCGAACCATATCATGCTCGCGAGCGATTGCGGCTGCTTGGTTAATTCCTGAAGCAATTTGAGAGACAAGTTCATAAGCAGCTGAGCGGATAGTTTCACCGTTGTTGTATTGTTCTAATGCACGACCAAATTGATCGTATGTTACTCCGTATCGCCGTAGGAGATTTGCGAGGCCAAGCATTCCGAGTCCCACTTGTCTATCAATTTCAGGCGGGAGGTATTCTCCAGAATCTCCGACAGCTGTCCTACTATGTAGGCTGCACAACTCGGACATACCTTCAACAAATGCTCGTGGGATGTCATCGAACTCACAGGCTCCAAGATTGATATGCTGTAGTAAACAGGTACCTCGTGATGGCAGGTATACTTCGAGACAGACGTTACCTCTGATGCGATTTCCTTCATTGTCATATTTTACTTTGTTTAGCCAGATGTCACCGGACTTGATTCCATATAGTAGTTGTTCCTTAAACGTACAATCCTCCCACCACTCTTCAGTGATGTTGATGCATCGTTTGACCCAAGGTAATTCCGATCTAGGAGTAGTAATAAAGTCAAGAGCATCGGGGTGATTGAGCGAAATATGAAGGACAATCGCACCGTTCTTGTAGACACCACCTCTACGTAGTATTTCATTTAAACTACTATAAATTTTACCAAAACTTACAGGACCAGAAGCTGTTACACCTGACTTACGGACATAACCTTTTGGGTCAAGTTTGTCTAGATGAATAGCACATCCTGCACCATACCTAAGAGCATGTGATGCAAACCTCCAGCTGGACTCTATACCATCTGGTCCTTCCATTTCGTTTTCTACGACCATAACCGTGCAACTGACGGGTAAGCGATGAGTAGGATCATCAATCCATGATTGAACCCGTCCTGTGCGGGAAATATAATTAGACATTAGTTAGATCAGTAAGGTTTGGTGGTTTGTAATTAGGTCCTTTTAAGACCTTACCGTCCGCACGGTAAATAGGTCGAAGATTCTCATCTAGTTTAGACATGTTTGATTTATGAACACGATCCATAGCTTCATCTAAATCCCATCCTTTGTTGGCAGCAAATTGATAACACACATAGACAAGATCACAAAGCTCTTTTAATTGTTCGATTTCATCTTTAAAGTGGAAAGCTTCATGAAATTCTGACCATTCTTCATCGATCAAAGATTTCTGTGTCAAATTCTGTTTCGGACCAGTCGGGACAAAATAAGCGTTCCGGAACTCCTGAGCTTGTTGTAGTAATGTGGGATAATTCATTTTCTAGATAGTGGATTGCTTTTTTAAGATCAGAAACCGCACTATCTTTATATCCAGCACGGCAAATGTATTTAATGGCGCAGCCAAGATGATAATTTAACTGTTGGTCTCTGATGAAGTCCCAACATTCAATATTACCTCTGGTGTAATAAGTGGGTGAGTCGGCCATTGTTTTACTAAATTAGATACGGTGTTGGCTAAGGCAAAGTTCTGACGTTGTAACGCCATGAATAAAGTAATAATATCTTGTTTATCAGCGGCAGGTAGTAAATCTTCAAGTCTTCTTATCTTGAAGTCCTGTTCTACTGTCAACTCTGTAATCGGAGGAGGGGGAAAAGAGTATGGGTTGTTTTGCTCTCCAGTCATAATCATTGTTAGTAAGGATTTTTGCAAGTCTTGCATTTTGCAGTGCAATGTCTTCACTAAGATCCTTCTCAGCAAATGCATCTACAACTGTTCTCCAAGTGTAACCTTTGTCTTCAAACAAAGCTATTGCCCGTTTGATTCCTATACCAGGTACACCACTGTAACCGTCTGTCTGGTCTCCTGCAAGCGTCTGCACCAGGTGCCAGCGCTTACCCTCTGCCTCATCCACATTCACGGTTTCATCCATGTTGTAGAGCGTACCAGGTATCTGTCGCATGTCTTTATCTGGACTTACGATCAAC